CCACCCTTGGGATACATGAGAAGAACAATGTCCGCATCGTTTTCGATGTCACCAGAATCCTTTAGATCGTATAAGACAAGACCCGTATCTCGCATCGCACCAGTTCTGTTGATCTGAGCCAAGAGTATAACAGTTACGTCCAACTCCATAGCCATCTGCTTGATCCCGTGAGAAGCTTGAGATATGCCTTCGTGCTTGCTCATCTTTGAGTCAAAGGGAATTAACTGTAGATAATCTACGACAACCACCTGTATGTCGTGCTTGCGCTTCATCATACGAGCCTTAGAACGAAGATCATCGATACCCCTGACGTAGTGCTCAGTGTATATGGGAGCCTTGCCAACTTTATCTATAGCCTCGTCCACTGCCTTCATCTGTTTGGGGCTTGCAACCCCATCCGAGTAGAGCTTTAGATTAACTGCGGATGCGGTCTGAGTTATCCTCTTGGCTAACTGGTTAGCTGGCATCTCAAAACTAAATATAAGACTTGGAATATTGTCAGTAATACTAGCACGCAGGACTAGGTTCAATGCTAGTTGGGATTTTCCGCAGGAAGTTGGAGCCGCGATAACACACACCTCACCCCTGCCAATACCACCCTCGTCTAGCTTCTCATCCAAGTGACCAATACCCGTGGGTATCTTGTTGGCTACATAGGTTCCGTCCAGCATGCTGTGAAGCCTATCCTTGAGTTCCTTGGATGCGGTTTCCAGCGTGTTAGATTCACCACTGTCAGCCATTATCTTGCGGAGTTCGGATTCAGTGCTGGAAGTTATGTCCGCCAAATCAAGACCCTCGCTTAGATTCTCTAGTTTTAACTTATACATCCTATCCAACTGGCGTGCGCGACTCTTATCGCGAACAATCTTGGATGCGGTTAATCCAGTCAAAGGAGTGCAAGGATTTCTCATTACATCAAAGATGTAGGAAAGACCCCCTACGGTATCCAAACAATTAATCTTTCTTAGCTCATCGGCTAGAGTAACTTCGTTGGGTTCTTGACCAGCATTGATTATACGACCAATGCAATCAAAAATCATGGAGTTCTTGTGGTCATAAAAATCCCCTTTGGAGATTGTCCTAGATATCTCGTCAAAGACATCTGAGTTTTGCACAGTTAAGCAACTGGCAATCACAGAGGATTCTGCCTCTGGAGCATGGATATCTTCCATTTAACTAGGAGCTAATCTCTAGGGATTCATTGTGGCTTGAGCGAATCTTGGCAATAGTAGTTCTGGAAAGTCCATAGTGTTCAGCCAGTAGTTCGTCTGGAATAAACTGACTGCCGACGATAGTCCTTCTCATCTTATCAGTAATGTTTACTCTCTTGTAGGCTTTGGATTCCATCCAATCTTGGAGAGACTGACCTTTTATTAAGCCCCTCTGTTTGCCCCACTCAATATCCTTGGGAGCCTTGTCCCAGAATTCCTTGGAGATTTCTTTGTCCTCTGGCATACTGAAGTCTCTATCGTAAGCCGTCCTGTAGTGCATTTTATATATATCAATATAATCCATTTTTATTATTTGGGTTTTATTATTGGGTTAGATCATCAAGTTCTTGCGGAAGCAGTCCCCTGTCAATCATGTATTTCGTTTTTTGCCAGCAAGCTATATTCCATAGCACTGCTCCAAAGTGATCTTCGTCTGTCTTGCCCTCCATTAGAGACCACAAGTGACGATGGGATGCGTCGTAGTATCTAGATAATGGGATTCCTTTTTCCCAGTTACCCTTGCCATACTTAGTTGCCCCGTCCTCAAAGCGTTTAGCTAGGGATCGAAGAGCGCAGGTTGGAATCAATGATGGGTATCCTTTCCCTTGCATTGCATCTCTGACTGCGCCAGTAGTAAAATTTGTCATCGCCCCACTGGACGGAAGTTTATTATTTTCGGAAGTTACCATTTTTATTATTTTTAAATTTTGGTGGAGGTGGCTGGAGTTGAACCAGCGTGCTTAGATTTATTAGATATCTAAGTCGAAACCATACACCCCCAAAAAAGTGGGATCAAAGGAAGAAAGACAAATAAAAACCCTTGACCCCACAATTATATTTTAACTGGGGCTAGTTAAAACGGCTCGCTTGAAGCAACCACTGACTGATCCTTGGCTACCTTTTCCTTTACGGAAAGCGAGTAGAAGGGTTTGCCCCCCTTGGATTCTTTTTTCCAAGCGTTGATGTAAAAGTCTTTACCCTCTACATTGATTGTCCCGCCCAAGTCTGGATGGGTTTCTTTTTCCTTGCGGTCATTCTTGAAGATTGCTCCGCGATTAGTATTATCATACTGTTGTTCAGCCATATTTATAGTCTCCTATATTAGTGTGTTATTAGTTGTAGCCACCTTCTTGGTAGCTGGAGAGTCCTTACCATGCTTGTTGGTTTTGTCTGGGTCAAGCGCGGAATCCGAAATACATAAAAGATTTCCTAGCGCACGCTTGGAGCTATAAGATGCAGATGACCCAGTGATCTGGGCTACGTCCATACCTTTTTTCTCTAGTGCTTCTCTTGCGAATGCAGATGCCGAAGCGAATGGTGTGTTGTCCTGTGCTAGCATCACTGTTGTCTTAACGTAAACGCGATCAGCTAGCTCAACCATCTCATCGTTGGAAACGAGTGCGACATTGTGTTTTTCGAGTAGGGGCTTAACAGCCTCTAAAATATCTTCGGCACTACGATAAGTGTAGTTTCCAAAGTTATTGCGTTGACCCTTGGGAGCTTTGAGTTCCGATTGGATTTCTTGTAGTATGTTTTTATTTTCCATGATTAGTAGTAAGTTTACGATATAATACTGTGCGTTGTTTTGAGTTAGTGCAAGCTTTTATTTCACTTATTTTTGCCCCAAGTTTCTTTAATGCAAACACTTGATCATGAACGACTAAGCGACTAAATCGTCCAGATAATTGCTTGAGACCCACAGGATGAAGAACATTTGTGCATTCTTTTTCCAAGTAATTAGCCATGTTTCTGAGTATGGATGGAAGCCCAGCAGAGGAGCTTGTTCCAAATCTTCGGAAGCTATTTTCCACACGCCCCAAGAATGTATTGCCCTCCATGGATACCACTCCTCTGACCATGCCAGTTTTGTGATCGTGATCCACGCAGGGATTAAAGCATCCAGTCTCCATTATCGGACAATTCTTCGGTAGGTTCTTTTTCCTGTATTCGGCTAACTGGGAATATTTTAGATACGTCATGTTCTTCTGTGCTTAATAAGTGAATCCTTAGTCCACGCTTGGTTGATATATAATCTTGATCTTTTCTTTTGCTTTTTCCGAAAGCGAATTGAAATGCAGTTTTTTCATCCTTAGCTATTTTCCAACAGCAGTATGTTGCATTCGTATCATCGCTTAAATGTTTATATGTGAATAGATATGCCCTCATGTAGCTAGGGGTTCATGAAGTCCATCCAATAGAGTTCAGCGGTTAGCTTAAATCTTTCGATGCCCTTCTGCATTTGCTTCCAAGTCCACTCCTTGTGAAAATGCTTCTGGGTTCCGACATCAATGCAAACGCTAACAATGGTAGGCAGATACTCTAAGTCCCACATCCTAGCTAGCATCCAACTTTCAATAGCCAATTGAGTGCAGTCTTTTTTCTCGTAGAATTTGCCGCCCCTACCTTTGCAGTCCCTGCACTTGTAATCAGCCATATAATATTTTCCATCTGGCAACCTACCAATGAAGTCCACTGAGCCAGCTACCTTGATCTCGTCGTCCCAAGCTATAAGCTCGCTAGCTACGGGTTCAATGTCCTTATCTTTTATGTGCTTCAAGAAGGGTTCAGCCCAAGCATCCCATTCGGAATCCATCTTAGCTGGTGATCTTGTAGCTATAATAGAATTCGTGTGATCCTCAAGTCTAGCATGAACAGTGGTTCCAAACTCCGAGGAAGTTATTTCTTTTCCGTCTATTGGAGATACACGCATCCCATACTTGAGTCTTTCGATTTCCCGTTGACTAGCATTGGGAAACTCTCTGGCTAATCGGATGTATTGTTCTGGTGACCAAATTCCGTCGAGGAATGGTTCTTTAACGATACCCATAACTGTAGTGACAGATGGGTATGCACCTATCTTTCTAGCTTGGGGCGGTGTGCTGGCTTCCGTAAGGAAGGGTTCGGTTTCATCGCAGTTATAAAAATGACTCATAATTAATAGGGTTTAATTTCTTGTATAATATTATTATCTAATGGTATTGGTGTTGCAGTTTTGTTATCGGTCTTTTCAATTATAAAGAAGTTTGGAATTAAAGAAGACGGAGAATGGTTGCCTCAAACTGATTTATGGACAAATGCTTCATCAGTTAAAAAGTTTCGTAATGCTTTAAATCAATCTGTTGAGAGAACTATTATAACACCTGGAGCTGGAGATAGAGCTTTATGGACATCTACTGAGTTTGGATCATTAATTACACAGTTTAAAGGTTACGGACAAGGTTCAATGGTTCGGTTATTAACTGCTGGATTACAAGAGAAAGATTCTGCATTTTGGCAAGGTGCTTTTTTAATTGTTGGTTTGGCTTCAATGGTAAATGAAATCAAAAAGAAACAATATGGCATTGATAAAGAGCAATCTTATCCAGAGTTATTAGCAGATGCTGTTGATCGTAGTGGTGTATTAGGTTGGTTTACTGACGTAAATAATAGCATTGAAAAGCTTTCTGATTACAGATTAGGTTTGCGACCTGCCCTTGGTAAAAAACAAGGTTATTTGCCTTTTGGTGCAAAATTAGGATCTATATTTGGACCTGGTGCTAGTAATTTAACAACTTTTGGAGGTGTTGCTACTGACATAATTACTGGTGAAGCTGACGATAAAACTTTAAGAAGTGCAAGGTTTATAAC